GGACCACATTGGTTTCAATATTCTGGGATTAGGTCGACGTGCTACTTTTCGCGACCTTTGCGCTCTCGCAACTTATGGAGATGATGCAAAAGGTTCTGTGCGAGAAGGTTTCGACAAATTTAATCACGTATCCATGGCTAACTATCTTGCTGCCAATGATATTGTTTTTACTATGCCGGACAAAGAATCCGACCCGATTCCTTTTATGTCGAGATTTAAGGCAGATTTTCTAAAACGGAAGGATTTGTTCAACCCTGACTTAGGCGTTTATGTTGGAGCATTGGATGAGAATAGTATTTTTAAATCTCTTCATTCCATCATTAAATCCAAAGTTGTTACTCCCATGTCCGTAAGCGCTATGAACTTAGATGGTGCATTACGGGAATGGTTTTATCATGGTCCAACCATTTATGAGAATCGTCGTGAACAGGTTTCCAAGATTGCCCTGAAAGCAAACTTAGCCGTTCCTGGTCTATTGTTATCTTATCAGGATCGCGTCGATGCTTGGCGCGAAAAGTATGAGACACAATCCGGAACAGTGGACATTTCCTCTGAGTCAGATTCCGTACTCGAGGAAATTGAGGAGGTATGTGCAGAATTGCAGGATATGTTAGGTCCTGATTCTGCAGAGGAAGAAAGTTCATTACCATATATTGATCTCGAAGAACGTGTAATTGAAGTTCTTGGCAAACCTACACTTAGAAATGCCATTATCTGCAATGCTACGTTTGGAGAAATTGATTTGTTATATGAAAATGAACAGACTATTTTATGTATTGAATGCAAAATCGTTAGAGATGGTCCCGCGTATCACACAAAACGCGCCACATCTCAAGCACGTAAATACGCTCGAGTATTCAAAACTCTTCGTCCAGACTGTACAGTGTACGGTCTTATATGTACTGAATTTGGTTTTACCATTGTTACATGTTTAGGAAAACCCAAATTCCCCAAAAAATTCGCTGCTCTATTAGATTCCGCTCCCATGGCTTCTTAATAGAAATGCAAACATCCGTCCGTCATGACTTAAAACTGTCTGGAGGTGCATAGCCCAGTGCCAACATTACCTAAATAGGAACCAAAGGGACGTGTAGTTCTGATTACAGATGTATGAATTAGGTTCAATATTTCCTAATCCGCAGACTGCTTTACTACATTATAAATGACGCGAACATGCGAGTGGTTTCTCAGCCACAGTGGTTAATAGCCCCACATCCAAAATATGAATAGGCAAGTACAATAATGCATGTACTTGACCCTTAAACAACAAATCGCATTACTAACACACAAATTTACTACACACCACAGAGTGGGGCACTCGGCACTATCCAGGAAGAAGGAGTTGCCGATCTCACCTCTCAAATCACAAACTTCCAAGAGCAAGACCCTGGCTGGACCACAACTATTGGTTCGGGCAGTGACGCTACTATGAACTTAAGTAGCACATCAGACGCATCATTGGGTTCTTTTCTCGGTCGTCCCACACGAATCGGAGAATACCAATGGGGTGTCGGTTTACCTCTTTTTGAAAAGTTCAATCCCTGGCAACTTTTCCTTGACGATCCACGAGTCGCTGAGAAGATTGCCAATTTCGAATTATACAGAAGCAAACTCCACGTTAAAATGGTTATCTCAGGCACTGGCTTTCATTACGGCCGTGCTCTCGTTTCTTATAATCCTCTATCAGGTTTTGATGAAGTTACTACAACCAGGAATTTCCTGAGCGTAGATCTCATCGGAGCATCCCAAAAACCGCATTTTTTCCTGAATCCCACAAATAATTCAGGAGGGCAATTAGATCTTCCATTCTTTTGGTCAAATAATTACTTATCTTTAAGTGATTTAGATCGACAGTATATGGGAGAGATGATAATTGATTCAATGGGTGATCTTCTCCATGCCAACGGAGGAAATGATCCAGTGACTATTACGGTTTACGCGTGGGCATCTGATGTGGTACTTACAATGCCAACATCACTTACCACTCTCACAGCCGCAGACTATACTCCCCAAGCCGGAAAACTTAATTCTGGCGATGAATATGGACAAGGAATAGTCTCGGGGCCAGCATCGGCCATAGCTCATGCAGCAGGACAATTATCCAATGTACCTGCAATAGCTCCATATGCACGAGCAACAGAAATGGTTGCCAAAGGTGTAGGATCCTTAGCAACGCATTGGGGATACTCGCGTCCACCCATCGTGACTGACATTGTACAGCAAAAGCCTACACCCACAGGTAATATGTCAAACACGGATGCAGCAGATGCAGTAATGAAATTGTCCCTAGATTCCAAGCAAGAATTAACCATTGATTCTAGAACAGTAGGATTAGATGGGGAAGATCAAATGGATATCTCTAGATTCGTTCAGAGAGAATCATATTTGACCTCCTTTCCTATGACTACAGTTCAATCACCTGATTCATTATTATGGAATTGTAGAGTAACTCCCAATCTCTTCGGAAAAGAAGGCGATGAACTTCATCCCACTCCTATGGCGATGATGGCCACAGTCTTCGAAAAATGGCAAGGATCTATCAAATACAGATTCCAAGCGGTTAAATCTAACTTCCACAAGGGTAAGATTTTGATCAGATGGGATCCTAGAGCACATTCAGCGAATGTTCAGTACAATACTGTTTACAGTAGAGTTATTGATTTAGCGGAATGTGATGATTTTGAAATTGTCGT